AGTTTCTACAACTTTTAACGATGTTTCGTCAGATTGTTTATATATAATCTCAACGTTTTTGATTTTAAAGTCATCAACAAAATTATCACCAATACTAGGTAAAGGTATATTTAATTTTATTTGGTTAACTTTATTTTCCATAAACTCTACAACTGTAGAACTAAATGCTAGTTGTTGATCTCCTAAACCGTCTGTAGCAGCTGTACCAGATTGACTTTGATTTAAGAAATAACCATCTTGTTTAGGTATAAAACATTCTTGAGTAAATGGAGCTATTAAAGAATATTCACCATCATCAAACTCAAATCTATAACTAAATCTAACAAATTTATCTTCTAAAAAATCATCATCACCTACATAGTCTGGATCATAATAAGGATTAAAGTTAAATACAAGTTCACTATCACCTGCAAAAATTTGAGAACCTGTTAACTGTAAAACAGTAGTAGTGCTAGCTGGACTATTGGCAACCGTATTACCAGTATCGGTTATTGCTCCACTAGCTGATACAACTCCAATTGTCATTCCACCTTGTGGAACATTTGGCGAAGCAGCTGTTTGTGAGTTAGGATAAAAAGGTATATTTAAACTGTTTATATTAACAGTAGTCCCACTACTTCCACCAGAATCAACAATAGCAGTTCCACCGCCAGGTAGAAACTTACTAGTTACATCTTTCATTGAACACTGATAATCACCTAGCGCACTTGCTGGGTCAACCTTAGCTGTTTCATAAAGCTCTATTGCTTGAAATGGATTATATTTTGCTACAGATATTTGATCCTCATTTGTATAATAAGAGGAGTTAGCAGATGCTTTAGCTACATTTATTTTTCTTGGCTGATTTCTATTATCAGTCCAAAACAACATATCTTCTAACAAGTTAACTGCTACTATAGGAAAATGTGTTGAGAAGTTTAAGAAAGCACCTTCAACTAATTTTGTTTTAACCTCAGTCTTTACATTATACTTCCATATAGAGTGTCTTAATAAACCACTTACTGGACCAGGCACCCAATTACTTGTAAAATTATCTGTTAAAAATACATATATATCATTATTAGTTTCATCAACATAATAACCTATAGATGTCATATTGTTTTGGAAAACATTAAATTGAACTAACAATTTATTACCTAAAACATTAGTTAATGCACCTACGTCATCACCTTCAGATCTACTTATCTGAGCGTTTTGAGCATCTCTATATTCACCTGATGGAAGTAACCTAGCATCTAGGTCTTTATTCATCTTAGACTTTAGAAAAGCATTTTTAACTTCAGCCATATTTAGTGTTTAATCCATTTAGATTTGTTACGCATTATCTGTACAAACTCATTTAGTTTGATATTAGATAAACGTATCTTAGCGTTTCTAAGTTTAGCACTTCTTTCTTTCTTTAATCTTTGTACAATATACTCTGGTTGACCGATTCTTGTAGATATAATAGCATGTAGTATATGTGCATACATTGCTTCTTCAGCAAGTTTGGGCACTTTAGTATCTAAATCAACAGCTAAACCATCAGATATATATTCAAATATAATTAGCTTATCAACTAAATCATTTGAAAAAGACATCTTACCTTCTCTTTCGTTTATATGCCAGAAACCATTTACATTAGCATATTGAGCTTCTAATCCATATAACTGGCCATAACCAAAAAATGGGAAATCATAATTATAGTAAAAAGAAGCTAATACAGTATCGTCAATTAAATCTTTTGTTAATCTATTCGCAAGGGAATTATTTTTCCATCTATTCTCTATTAAAGAAGTGGATTCTAAATTATTACCGTAACCATCTTGAGTTGCCACACCTTCAGCATCTTGTATTGGTAATTCATAAGGACTTGATGTTATTGTTGTTGCTGGCATTATAATATGCTTAGCGCCTTGATCATCAATCCAATAAACGTTAACATAATTAACATAATCTTGCGGTAATGGTATACTTAAATTATGTGGTATATTTAATTCTTGAGATTTAATACTTCTAAGTGTATCGTAACTAAACTCTTGTAAACCGCGTTTAGCGTGGAATATTACATCAGTTCTTTTTACATCTCTAACTAACTTATCAGCACCAACATATGCTACTAAAAAGTTATTTACAACTTCATCTAATTTTATATAAGCATAGCTACCATAGTTTTCTTCAACAGTATTACCATAAGCTTTGTCAGCAGCTGTACTACCGTAGTTACCACCATCTAATTTTTTAAGTTGTACAACTATATTATTACCATCTGCAGGTGCAGAAGTAAATGTTATTACATTACCAGAAACAGTATAACCACTTGTTGTTTCGCTCCAACTACCAGCAGCACCAGTAGCGCTTTGGTATAATTTAAAATTATTTTTACCGTAGTTTGGATCTGTATTAGAAGCTGCAAACCAAGCTAAATCTGTTTCAAAAGTTGTAGTGAAAGAAGCTGTAGTTCCATCACCTAAAAAGCCTTGAGCGCCTTCGTAATATTGTCTATTGTTTTCTGTTGAGTAAGCCATCTATTAACTTTTTGAATTTATTTCTTCAGTTTGAACTGCTTGTGCAGCTGCTTGAACAATTTGTGGATCTCTTATTACAACTCCAGCATAAGCTAATATCCTCATTATAACTTCGTTTTGTTCTGACGGATGAAGTTCAAATTGTGTTGACGCTGAAGAACTATAAAGATATTGATTCAAACCACCAACAGTAAAGCCCCAAATAACATTAGCAGGTTTTCTTATATATGAAACCTTAATGTCTGAAGCTGTGGTAATACTTGTTGGGTATACGTATATATGTGGTATACCAGTATTATTACCAGAAGTTCCCTGAGTAGCTCTCTCGTATATGTATATAGGATAATCAGTTGTCGGTTTAGTTAATCGAGACATGTTAATGTGAAGAAATTCATCTCGTTCAACTCTTTGAAGTTCTAATTCGTCTTTATATATTACAGTACCTATTCTATGCAAGTCTGAAGGTGGTAAAAAATAAAGCTGTGAGTTTATTGAACTTACTGTTGCTGTAGCATCTGCATTACCAGTTAAAACAGTTATTGTATCATTTAATGAATAAGCTGAACCACCATTATTTATAGCGACACTAGATATAACACCATTGCTATCAGATGTTAAAGTTATTGTACCGTCTACATTACCAGCATTAACAGTTAATACTTCTGTATTTAAATAACCAGTTCCTGGAGTGTTTATACTAATTGATACTATTGCACCAGTAGAAGAGTTTACAGAATTTATATTAACTGTTAAACCTACACCAGAACCACCTGTAACACCTACGTTAGATGCAGCGGAATAACCTGTACCAGCAGCACTTAAAGTAAATGTTGGATTTGTAATATTTGTATCTACAGTTAAACCAGTTCCAGTACCACCTGAAGTTGATACATTATTAGCAGCTGTATAACCAGTACCACCACTAGTTAAACTTAAACTATTCACTACACCAATTGGTACCACTGTAGTATCACCAATTGTTTTAAATATAGAAATACAATCATCTATATTTTTTCTACGGTTAGCGTACTCGCTTTCCGTTTGCGGCACACGTAACTGTTGGTTTAAATCTTCAAAATAATTTTCGAATATATCTAACTGTACTTGTGTAGCTAGTTTGTTAAACTCATCTGGTGTTATATAACCTCTCTGTTCTTTATTAAGAATAGACAGTACCGTTGTGTAAACAGTATTTACGTTTATTGCCATTTATATTTTTATTTTAATATAGAGGCGACCGCAGCCGCCTCATATTATTATTACACGTTATCCAAGCTTTTTATCTATAGATCTATAAACTTCTACACCTTCATCTGTTTTAAGATAAGCTGCAAAAGCTGAGAATGGATTTTCATCAAACGGAACCTCCATTAATTTTCTACCGTTGCTAGCCCAAGTAAAGTATCTTTGATCTCCAGATAACTCTATAATTCTAGCTTCGCTTGCTCTAACTGCAAAGTTTCTTAATTGTACGTTTTCATCATTTGCTAAGTTTATAAACAACGCTGGGTTTTTACTAGCAAATAATAATAAATCTCTTTTAAGTTCCTTAGAACTCATCTTAGATACCTTAGAACCAACTTCTACTCTTAATATAGCTTCAGCATGATCTATATCCATATTCTTAGCAGCATTTAAAGCTTCTATTTGTAGTTCTAATATATCAAGTTGATCTTCAGCTATTTCAACAGTATCAAACTCTTTATATACTTTGTTCTTTAAAGGGTGATAAAGTGATAATAGTTTTTGTAATGCTTGATTTTCTTTTTTAACTATAAGTGCACCTTCTCTAAAAACGATATGACCTAAAGTTACTTCACCTTTTTGTTCATCTACAAACGGTGATGCTTGATTAGTAGCATATCTTAATTCTCTTTGCTTTCTTGATTCAGCATCAAAATACAAGAGAGAATGTTTTGTTGTGTGCTTTGTTGGTATAGTTAATGTTAAAGGATTTTTATTTCCTTTTAAAATATACTTACGATCTTTTACTTCCCAAGTATCTTTTTTAATTTCTTTTTTTGGTGGAGCAACCTTTTTAGGTTGTTCAACAGCCACCTCTGTATTTTTTTCTTTTGCCATGATATAATAAAATTAAATAATAAAAAAGGTATATGGGCGCCGAAGCGCCCTAACCTTTATAAAGTAATTACACTCCTTTGAATAATACAAAGTTGTTAGCACCTTGTACACATAAACATCTTTCAGATAAGAAGTTAACTTCCATCGCATCAAGATCAGATGTGAACGCACCACCAACAGAACCAGTTAGCCACTGCTTCATTCTTCTATCATCAGTTTGTGAAGCTCTATATCTTACGTGTAAGAAAGGTCTTCTGATGTTAGAACCAAGAATTTGGTCATAAACAGTTGACGTACCAGCTGGGATTAGTACACCTTCAATTGAGTTAATACCATCGATAGCTCCTCTTGTAGAAGCATCGTTTAAGTATTTCCAGTCAGTCTTATAGAAATCATAAGAACCTCTTCTGAAACCACTAAATCCAAGATTTAACGCCATTTCTTCAGAGTTTTCAAATAATCCAAAAGCAACACCACCTTGCATACCAGAAGAAACTGCAGCTAACATATCATCAAAATCTAAAGACGTTTGTCTTTGTAAGAATAACATGTTTTCTTCAATAGCTCCTTGAGTATCTAAGTTTTTAAGGACGTCATCAAATGCATCAAGTCCAGCAGCAGCAGTAAAGCCTACGTTTACATTACCTCTATCTTCGATAGCAGCAAAAAGACCTTGTGTACCTCTAATATCAGCACCAACGCCTGAAGCAGCAGCTTTCTGCTCACCTTCAACACATACCATTTCTAAATAGTCTTCAAATCTTAGTCTAGTTTCAGACTCAGCTTTTAAATACCATAAGTATCCAGAAGTTCCATCTTCAGTAGCAACTTCAACCCAACCAATCTGAGCAGTGTCAGAACCAGATACAACATATTTGTTTCTGATAATAACTGGTGAGTTAGAAAATTGAGTGAAAGAAGGAGTAATACTTATATATCCTTGATCAGTTCCAGACTGATTAGCAATAGCTTGTCCTTTTGCGTATTCAGAACCGTAAACAAATACTTTAAGATCGTCCATAGCATCTGTGAAACCTGCATCAGATAAGTGAGCTACAGTATAAGGACGAGCTGTAATAAATCCTTCGTCAGTACCAGTTCCAGCGTTAGATGAAGTTACTAAACATTTTGCTTCTGTTCCTGTAGCAGGATCCATAACAACAATTGTTTGGTTAACTGAAATAACGTTCTCTTCAAAAGTAGAACCGGAACCACCAGTTGGGATAGTTAAAGTACTTGCAGCAGCAGATCTTGTTACAACACCTGTATAAGCTACATGTAATCTATTTTGCTCTGACCAAATTACTTGATCAGAAGTCATAGGCATTTCAGCGCCTACCATTCTTAAGAATCCAGATAAAGTTCTATTACCATATCTTTCAACTTCTTGTTCATAAATTTCTGGTAAATATTGAGCCGCGAAAGTATCAGTTCCATCAGTCGCGTTATCAAATACCAAGAAATTGCTCGCTAAAACCTCTTGTTTTTGAGAAGGAGTTATTGAGCCAAATTGTGGAGTTAAACTCATTTTTTTTAATTTTTAATTATTTAAACTTTCTTGTTTTAATTTTTAGTTTTGAAGAGTCAAGTCCACTTATAGATCTAACTTTTAAACCACCAACAAATACATCACCTGAAGCTGTTTTACGAGGTTCATTTGATATATTCTTTGATTTAGCCATTATATCTTTAGTAGCATCTGCTTTACCTTGCTCATAAAAATGTTGAGCAATAGTGTCAGCATTTCTAGCCGCATATAAAGCTTTGTGATAGCCTTGGTAATCATTAACATTTCCTTTTTTATCTAGGAACTTCCCTATGAAATTAGAAATATCTGATTGAGTTTCAGCTATTTGTTTAGGATTTTTAACACCATATCTAAACTTTTTATCACCGACATTGAAATCAAAACCTTTGAAATCGTCACTTAAAAAGTTATTTGTTTTTGATAAAAAATCCTTATGCCTTTCTTCTGCGACACGTTGATCTTCATTATATCTATTGAAAAAGTCTAAAGCTTTTTGTTGTTCTTGAGTTACGCCTGGTCTCAACTTGATCTCATCGTAATATTTAGTTTTCAGTCCCTCTAAAAAGTTTTTAGCTTTTGCAACTTCTTCTTTAAACGCAATTTTCTTTTTGCGTACATCTTTTGGTTCATCTAATTCTTCATCATATGCAAAGTCTTCTAATAAAAGACTTACATCTTCAGAATCAAGATGTGGTTTGGTTTGTTTATAATATTCTCTGATTAATGTATTGTTATCTACATTTGTATAATCAGCATTTAATCTAGTGTAATCTTCGATTGTGCCACCAGTTTCTTCCATAAATGAAACTAGTTTTTCAATGTTTTCAGGTAATTGTCTTTGTTCAACAACTGTTTCTTTTTTTGGTTGTTCAACTTTTTCTTCTACCTTTTCTTCTTCGTCAACCTCAATAAGTGTAATAGGTGATTCTACTTCTTCTTCGGTGGACCGTACTTCTTCAACCACTCTTTCGCTGTTGCTACTGTCTTTGGGTTCTTCGACAACAACATTGCTATCATTTGTCTCTTGTGTTTGAACGGCATCTTCTTCGTTTTTAATTACTACTTTAGTTACTTCTTGTTCTGGTAATTCAACTAATGGTTCTTTTAAATTAACTTTAATAGGTTCGTTAGAAGCTTTACCTAATTGTTTTGGTTTGGTTTTTTTACCTTTCAAGGTAAATTCACCTTCTTGTTTTGTTGCTTTTTCAGCCATAATAAAATAATATAAAATTAATAAAAAATATTTTTAACGAGGTTCAAACTGTTCTAGTCCAAATCCTCCTAAAGAATCAAAACCAGCTGACTCAAAGTTTTTTGGTAGCTCATCGTTTTGACGCTGTGAGATCATTTGTGATTGCTGTGTACCAATTATTCTAGCACGTTCATCTTTACGATCTTCTATTTCTTGTTCTTTTGATTTTTCAACTTGTGCTCTAGCTTGAGCTAACTGTATATTGAAACCAAATTCTTTCTGCATTAACTGTTCTTTTATTTCAGCTTCTACTTGCATACGTTGTATTTCAAACTGAGACTTACCTTTTTCTAATTGAAGTTTACTGTCATTAAGAGCTTGTTGTTTCTGTAACTCAGCTAATGCAGCTGCTTCAGAAGCTTGTGCGTTAGCAGCGGCTTGTGCTTCTATATTAGCTAATTGTGCTTGTCTATCATTAGCAGCTTTTACTTTTTGTCTATACTTTAAAAACTGATTTGCTAGTTTTAAATTTCTTATTTCCCTAATATCAATAGCGTCTTCTAAACCTATTTGACCACCTTGTAAAGCTATTTGTATATTTCTTTCTAAGTATTGTTTTTCCTCTTCTTCAGGTTCTAACTCTAAGAATATACCAAACTCATGCATATTTAATTTATCTATTTCTTGTAAACTAGAAACATTAAATTGATTTATAGAGTTCATTAATGCTTGTTTTGTTAAAGGGAAATTAAGCATATCAGCTATTCTTAAACTTATATTTTCACAAGTTCTAACTGTTAAATACATCATTGATTGTAAGATGTGTTTAGTAGCTGTGTTAGATGCAGCGGCTGCTAATTTTTGTAAACCAACTAATGAATCTTTATTTGGTTGACTACCATCTCTAGCTTCGTTTAATCCCGTAACATCACGTATCATTTTTAAATAATACTCATATGTTTGTACAAGTGCTTGTATTTTACTTATACCTGACGATGTTTGTAATTCTTGAATAGGTACTTTACCTCTATTAGGATCACCATCTTGTGTTAAAC